GCGACGTTCCAGCAACTCGGGCATCCCGTTTTCGAGGATGAACTTGTGCATGGAATTCCAATCGGTTGTCCAGTAGCGCGTTTTAACGCTACGCATAACAACCCCGTGCTTGCTGCCAAGCTGATCCGCGCCGATCTCACGGCACAAATCTAGGAGTTTGGTTTCCACCAACTCCATTTGCTGTTTGATGTTGCCGTCTGCTTCTTCGTACTGCTTGAGCAGTTCAGCACGCTTGTCCCGCATCTTAATGTAGACGGAGACGAGCTTATCAACCGATACTGTCTCGGTCATTTTGCTCTCCTTTCGTTAGAGGCCACCATAGTACACCCATTCATTTACACTGTCAACCGATTAAGCGAATACCTCCTTGTAGAGATCAATCATGCGGTTGTGTACGTCCACCTTGCTATTCAACATCTTGTACATACGTTTTTCCACGTCGCTGCCTTGAAGGTGAACGACTGTGGAAGGGTTCTTCTGCCCTGCCCGATGCACCCGAGCGTTGCACTGAAGGTAGGTCTCGACCGACATGACCGGGCTCCAGTACACGATTGTGTTCGCGGCATGCAGGGTGACGCCGTGGGACGCTGCCTGTGGTTGGATCACCAGAACTTGCGGGTCAGGGTTGGTCTGGAACCGCTCAAATATGTCCGAGCGTTTGCCCGCTGAGACGCCGCCATGGATTACAGCGGTAGACACCCCGTGCTTGCGTAAGTCCTCGGCCACGACCTCGATGGCATGCCGGTAGGGCACGAACACCAGAACCTTGTGGCTGGATTCCTCGACGACCTCCCGCAGTACAGACAGCCGGTTGCTCACATCGAATTGCACGACTTCTCCGGTGTCCGAGTACACGGCACCCCCAGAAAGTTGTAGCAGTTTGTTCAGACTGGCGGCAGCATTGACCGTTGTGATCTCTTCGCCCGCTGCCTGCACAATCAACTGCTTGCGCAACATCTCGTAGTACTTCGCCTGCTGCGGGGAGAGCGGCACATTCCGGGTGGTGTGCGTCATTTCAGGCAGATCAAGACACTGCGCTTTGGTGAATCTGATTGCTGGTTGTAGGCAGTTGTGTACAACAGTTTCAGAGTCCGCTCGGGGAATCCACTTAAACTGCGTGAGCTTCTGCATCACCCGATCCCTGAACGCGCCGTAGAACTTGGGCACTCGATCCGGGTTGACCAACTTAGCCAGTCCGTATGCGTCTACGGGCGACTGCGACGCCGGGGTGCCTGTGAGCATCCACAACCACGTATGTGGTGTTAGCAGTTTGTTGAGGATCTTCCAGCGTTTGGTGCTTACATTCTTGTAAGCATTCGCCTCGTCCACAACAATCAGATCGAACTTACCCTGTGCGATCTCGTCTGCCACGATTTCAACGCCGTCGTAGTTGATGACCACGAACTCGGCATCCCCACTGATCACCTCCCTGCGTTTCTCCGGCTTGCCGTACGCCACATCTACCCTGCGGTGCATAGCGAACTTGAACAGGTCAGCACGCCATGCTGAGTCCATGATCGACAGGGGACAGATCACCAGCACACGGCTCAAGATCTTCTTAGTCATCAGGTAGTCCGCTGCCCAGATCACTGAGGCAGTTTTACCCGTGCCTTGCTCGTTGAAGCAGAACGCTTTGCGGTGCATCGTGAGGAACGACGCAGTTGTTTTCTGGTGTTGGAAGGGTTTATGCAGCCCGGGCCACGTGTACGTGGCATTGATGGGAGACGGTACGTTCTTGATGCGCAAGTTCTTCAGGACAATGGCTTCTTCCAAGTCCCAATGCACCAACACCTCAGCGATCTCATCGTTTCGCTTGATTAACTTGCTTTTGGGGATGACTGACGTAATGCGGTCGGGGTCCTTAACCCTGAGCAGCAGCGCCTTGTTAGCGACGATCTCCATCTTCTCTCCATAGGGAACCGCGCCAAACACGTGTTGTGTTTGACGATCTTGTATGTCCCCGTCTTTCCGGGGTGTCCGTCAGCGCCGTACTAAAGGAAATAAGTACTCACTGACTGACGTGGTTATGGCTTGGACAACTTGTTGCTCAGCCCCTAGCACTCGCGTCTTACTTCAGGGCCTACCATGAGTACTCTTACCGCTTTCGTTCCCTTGCGCTAGTCTCTGACACCACCTTGTGGTTGGACCCGCGCTTGAACGATCTGTTCTTTGATGCTGGTTGCAGCACCACACCGTTCTTGTTGGTGCCGCCCTTGGACAGGGCCACCCGGTGCGATACGTCCTTACCTTCCCGGATGTCGGCAGTGCCATCACCGTCCTTGTCCGGGTGCTTCTTATCAATCGCTCGCCGTGCGCGTTGGCGCTCCATGCGAGCCTCATGCGCCCCGGGACGCGTCTTCTCCAGCGTGTACTCACGCTTGACGTTGCGATCCGCAGGGTTCTTGTACGGCATCAGTCTCTCCGACCGTTATGAGGGCAATTTAACACCGGGCACCAATTCCGGCAAGTGAAGTTCTGCTTCGGATTGAACACCCCGGTTTCATACGCGGCCTTCCGTGAGACGAGGATCGGGTCGAGATCAATAAACACCTTCAGCTTGTCTTTAGCTTCGTACGTACTACGTACAAAATCTTTACACACAACAAATAACAGGCCCGCTTTTACGGTCTCAATCTCAGGGAAGTGCAGGAACACGCAGGCTGCCATCAGGGACAACTGCTTGGTGTCCGCATACTTGCTGCTCTTGCCCGTCTTGTAGTCAACGACCCGGGCTTCCTTCTTCTCTCTGTTGATGACCAACAGATCCGCGATCCCACGGAACCAAACATCTTTGTCGAAGAATCCGCAGGGGACGAGTTGCCCGTCCTGCTTTTTGACTCCCATCTTGTGCTCGACAAGTTTCTCCCCGGGAATGCCCCGGAGAGTCTCCAGCATGGGCACGATGTACTCGTACTTCTTAGGCACGGGGGTGCCATCCCGCATGAAGTTCTCAGCCGCCGTGTGTACTTCCTGCCCGTACATGATCGCTTCGCTCTTAGGCTCAACGATGTCCTTAGCCACCCGCAGATGGTAGTACTTCTTAGGGCACTGGTCGAACAGCGTGATGCTTGAGTAACTCCATGCGGGGGCGCTCACCGTTGCGACTCCTTCAGATGCCGGATGGCCGCAATCGCCATACGCATCTCAGCGATCCCCTGTAGAAGATCTTCCAGAGCGTCGTCGAACTCCCGACGCAACAGGGCACTCTGAGCGAACTTCATGTGCTTGTACGTTTTAAGCAGGGGCTCAGAGTAATCAACAATCTCCGTATCGTTTTCCATATCCGGCTTCGCAGTTTAAGGGCACACCTTCCGCCCATGAGGGAACAAACCGCATGCACTCCATGACGTAGGCCATCGCTTCTTCGGCCTCGTTCTCAGGTGCAATGCAGGCTACAGCGTCATGCACGGTCAACACGACTTTGTATCGCTTGCTGACCAGCAACAATTGTTCCCCGATAATACACCGGGCAAGGGCCTGACAGATGTTCTCGGTCAACTTCCCGCCGTAGATCTTAACGGGGCCTTTCCGAGAATCGTACACATACTGGTTTGTACCGGCCTCGGTGCGTATTTTTCTCAGGTTGGGGTACCGCTGCACCATGCCGTTAGGCAGTAGCAACCCCCCGCTGCATACCGTCACCACCCCGTTGCCCCACTCTCTAGTCTGTCGCTTGGACAGGGCTTCGATGGTCCGATTCCCTGCACTCCACAGGGCCGGAATGCTCGGGTAAGTTGTGCGGTAGATGTCGATGACTCGATCAGCTTCCTCGATCTCAATCGAGACGTTCTGGGTCTTGAGTTGGGTCTGGAACCGTGGGGCACCCATACCGTACCCGCAACCCAGAACGGTTGATTTGCCGACGAACCGCTCGTGGTCGGTGATCTCGTGGGTCTCTTTGCCGTAGATGCGCGACGCCATGATCTTGTACGGGTCATACCGCATGTCCTTCTTCTTGACCCCTGCCGCAATCTCGGCGTTGTTCATGCGAAAGAACTCAACAAGATCTTCCTGCCCAGCGAACCATGCCAGCACGCGAGCCTCAATCTGCGATGAGTCGCAGTCGATCATCACGTACCCGTCGGGTGCAAGGATGGCGTTCTTGAGCGCCCCGGCGTTGTCCCCCCGCGAGGGAAGATTCTGTAGGTTGAGTTTGTCCGCACCACCCCACCGCCCCGTGTGGGCAGCGTAGTAGGACAGCGGTACAGGCATGACTCCCCGCCGTGCGATCCCGATGAACCGTTCAGTGCGGGTCTCCTCCAGCGTGGTCTTATTCCCGAGCCTAGCGGCCACCAGCGCCTGCACTTGTTCATTGGGGTGTTCAGCCAGCGCCTTGAATTCCTCGTCGGTCTTAGCCAGCGCTAGCGTTTCCTTACCCGTCGTGAGCGAAATCTTGGTTGGGGGCGTGACCCCGTGTGCCTTGAGCAACTCAGCAAACTTCTGGTTGCTCATAAGATCTTCTACAGAGGCGTCTATCAGGCTCAAAAGATGAGCCTTGCGTTTCTTCACCTCCTCCAGATGCCGCTTCAATGCGTCGATGTCCAGCGTCAGCACAGGCTCAGTGAACATGCGAACCGTCTGGTCAATCAACTTCAGTTCGATCTTGCCGAACCCCGGCAGCAGGTGGTGAAACAGCGTGTAGGTCAGTTCTACGTCGTTGATGCAGTACTCGCCGTACTTAGCCAACTTGTCTGGGGGAAACGCAGTGCGTGAGTACCCCTTGGCGTTGACCACCTCGGAACCCTTCACACCGATGCCGTAGTGCGTAGCCAGTTTGGCAAGACTGTTGCCGACCTCAGTACCGTGGATGGCCCGCGCCATGCTGAGTGTGTCAGCGATGGCGTACGGACGAATGTCGAAGTGCCAGTTAAGGATCGCCATGTCGAACATGGCGTTGTGCGCGACGGCCATGGATTTGTCCCATGGAAACTTTGTCAGCCATGCGCGGGTTTCATCATGACTCCCACTGAACCACTCAGTGGGGGCCTCGCCGACCTTTACGGCCACGCCGATGACGTGGAACCGCTCATCACGGACATACTCCTCCGTGGTTTGCGAACGGAATCCAACATCATCGTCGTAGTAGGTCTCGAAATCGACCGTAATTAACTTCATCGAGCAAACATCACATGCAGTTGTTCATACAGCGTATGAGCTTCCTGCGGGGTTACGTCAAAGAGCGAATCGCCGACCCGGATGGTAAGCAGGATCGAAGCGGTTGCACGTTTCTGCACGGGGGCAGGGGTGGGCGCAGGGGTCGGGGTGGGGGCAACCACCGGGGGTTGTGCAGGCAAAAGGGAATGGATACCCGGGGGTTGGGTGGGGGGCACTGGGGCTGCCTTCTTGGGTTTAAGTTTTCTCACAGGCCCTCGCTTTGCCGGGGTCTTCGGCTTGCGATACGGCTCGCCTTCCACAGAAAAGTATTCAAACGTGTTGTGAGTGTCTCGACGCGACACCACACCCATCTGATACAACTGCGCCAGTGTTGCAGGAACACTTGATACGCAGACGCTGGGGTTCTCCTGCGTGGCGACTTTCCTGATGTCCACGCCCGTGATCCCGGGGTACCTACGGATGATGTCCCGCAGGTGGTCAGTGAGGCGGTACTTACCGCTGCTGGGGACCTGCTCGGGTTTCTGCTCTTGTTCTTGGGTTGAGACTTCTACGGGTTCCATCTTGGATGGGTTCCATTCCTTGAGTGTGGTGTTGATGAGTGCGGCGTTCATTTTTTCTGCCATGATCGTATTCATTACTACCCCTTTCATCCTTTCATCGTTTTCATCAAATGGTGAACATCCGTTAGGTTGTTCTCGTTGATCACAATGGCCTTGCCACCCACAGCGGTGATCTGCGCTATGTGTTTGTCTTGCAGTGCGGTCGTGGTACCGCGCCCTGCCTTGCACTCGATCCCAAAGAACTTGCCGTTGATGCACCCGATGATGTCGGGCACCCCTGACGCACCGTATCCACCCGTCACCGGGAAGAAGTAGTACGCGCCATGCTCTTTGAGAATCGCAACTACCGTGTTCTTGACCTTACGCTCCGGGGTCATCTTTACCCCGTTTCTTCTCCAGTTCCGAGATCAGGCGGTTGATGTACCACTGCGCTTTACGAACATCCTCCAGCCCATTCTTGGACTCGTACCTCCACAGGTACTTGATAGCGTTCGCGGTGCAGACCGCCTCGATCCCGGTCTTGTTGATGGTCGCCGCCTTCAGTGCGTCGATGCACTCGATCTCGCCTTGGCGGTAGTGGTTCGGGTTGATGGCGGTGGCTTCGTCGTACTTCTTCATATGGTCTGTGATGAGATCATTTAGCGTTATTGGTTTGTTCACT